GGCATCCCTAAATTGGATGATGCAAACAAAGCTGGAACAGCGCAATCCAAAAAGTGCACCCTTATTGTCACAGAGGGTGATTCAGCTAAGACACTCGCTGTCGCTGGTCTCTCCGTGGTTGGTCGTGATCTCTATGGCGTTTTCCCGCTTCGAGGGAAATGTAAAAATGTCAGAGATGCTTCTGTGGCACAGCTTACAGGGAACCAGGAGTTCAACGATCTCAAGAAGATCTTGGGTCTCCAACAGGGAAAGGAATATAAGGATGTATCCGAGCTTCGCTACGGTCGTCTCATGATCATGACAGACGCAGATAACGACGGTTCGCATATTAAGGGTCTAATTCTCAATATGATTGACTACTTTTGGCCCAGTCTCCTCAAGTTGGGATTCGTCGTATCGATGGTCACCCCGATTATCAAGGCTTCTAGGGGTAATCAAATCAAGTCATTCTATACAGATTCTAAATTTAGGACCTGGTATGGAAATGGACAGCCCGGTTGGCGTATCAAGTATTACAAGGGTTTGGGTACCTCAACTTCGAAGGAGGCGCGTGAGTATTTCAAACAAATAGAAGATCTCACAATCAAGTTTGATACGGATGTGATGTCTGATAAATCTATTACTTTGGCTTTTGACAAGAAAAAAGCTGATGATCGAAAGATCTGGCTTCTTGAAAGCACAGCAAAAGACCCCAAAGAGCTAGAGGTTCCTTACGGTAATGTGAAGCAGTTGAACATCACCGACTTTATTCACAAGGACCTGGTAAATTTCTCATTGGCAGACCTCAAGCGTTCTATCGCACACGTTTGTGACGGTCTGAAACCTTCCCAACGAAAGGTTATGTATTCATGTTTTCAAAAGAATTTGACTGCTGAGATGAAGGTGGCACAACTCGCTGCCTTTGTAGCTGAGAAGAGTGCCTATCACCACGGTGAAGTATCTCTCGCTGATACAATTGTGAAATTGGCGAATGATTACATGGGCTCTAACAATATCAATCTCCTAGAGCCATGTGGTCAATTTGGAACACGACTTATGGGTGGTAAGGATGCTTCTCAGACGAGGTATATCTTCACACGATTGACATCCGAGGCTCGTAAGCTTTTCGATCCCAAGGATGATGCGATTCTTAATTATTTGGATGATGATGGACGGTCTATTGAACCAGACTTTTACATGCCTACTCTACCCATGATTTTGGTTAATGGAAGTGAGGGTATTGGTACTGGTTTCAGTTGCTACGTGCCTCCATTCAATCCCAAGGATATTCGTGATAATATTACAAATGTATTAAATGGTAAAAGTATTCAAAAAATGAAACCTTGGTTCAGGGGTTTCAAGGGAAAGATTTTTGAACAAGACGATGATTCATGGGTGACCCAAGGTGTATGGACCACCATTGGGAGGACGGTTAAGGTGACTGAACTCCCCCCGGGACGCTGGACCCAAGATTATAAGGAACACCTCGATACCCTCGTCGAAAAGAAAATCATCAGTGGTTTCACAAATAACAGTACAACTGAGAATGTGGATTTCTTGATCCAAGACTACAATGGCAAAGATGCTGTTAAGGATCTTAAACTTCAAAAGACTTTCCGAACCTCGAATATGCACCTCTTTCATCCAACAAAGGGTATTCATAAATACCAAAGTCCAGAACTCATTCTAAAAGATTTTATTGAGCTTCGCTACGAGTATTACAAGAAGCGAAAAGAACATCTCATCAAAGTTCTGGAGGCAAAGGCACAGATGTGTGATTACAAGTCTCGATTTGTGTCCATGGTCATCAACGGTGATATCATTGTATTTCGCCGTAAAAAGCAAGAACTCGAAAATCAACTCTCGGGACTCTTCCCACAAATTAGTGGAACATATGACTACCTTTTGAATATTAGAACCGTTCAGTACACGGATGAGAGTGTTCGCGAACTTCTTCAAGAATCTAAGCGAGCAAAGGACGAACTGGTGGTCATGAGGAATACGAGTCACACGTCTATGTGGGAGAATGATATTAAAAATATATAAGTAGTAAGTAGTAGATATGGGTGAAGCTTCTCAAATTTCACTAAAAGCTATTGGAAAGCAAGATACACACCTTCTTTCCAAAGACCCAGAAGATTCATTTTTTAATTATAAAACTAAGAGACATTCAGATTTTAGAAAATATCATCGTTCCCGAAGTGTTTCAAATGATAGAGATATTCCTGGTTGGCCATTTGGTCAAACCCTGAAAGTCCAATTCAACCCTAACAATATGGGTGATCTTTTGAGTAATATGTGGTTAAATGTGAAAATGCCGGGATTATCAGATGAATCTATATATGGAAGTACATCTAAAAAATACATTGAGACAAACTTTACATATCCACCACCCACTACAAGTGATTCTTCCTTCGTTTATACTGCTCCACTATCCTCTGAAACAAGTCGTTGGGTGGTGCCCGTTTATAACTATAGTGGGTATGCTGCAAGTATGCAACTATCAGGGGATGGAGAACGAATGGTTGTCGGGAAACCAGAAGATTCTACACTATTTGTGTACAAGTATGTGAATACTGAATGGTTTATAGAAGATACAATCGAAGGGTTAGTGGAAGATTCTTCCAATCCCGGAACATATGAAGGCAAATTCATTGGTAGATACGTATCTATAGATGAAACTGGTGAAACAATTGTAACGTCTACATGGTATACACTGCCCCCATCTGACTTAATTAGGTTTCGTATTATTTCATACAAACGTTCGGGTAGTACTTGGACTCAAGCCGATGAGTATTTCCTTTCTACTAACTATGCTACATGGGACAGTGAAGCTGGCGACTTTATTTATAACGGTTCACTTGGCGTACCAACTAAGGTCAAACTATCTTCGGATGGAACAAAATTGGTAGTTGCGTTTAATGGAACTTTGTCAGGGACAAGTGATTCCAGTTTCCCGGTCACACCCCCAACTGAGAGGATACAACTTTTTACATTAGACTCAAATGGTAACTTCAGCCCTGATTATAAATTTCCCACGGGTTACATACAACCGTATGATCTTGACATCAGTGATGATGGTAACACGGTAGTATATACCATCCCCGGATATCTTGATTTGGGTGACAATCTCATCCCCGGTGAGGTTCGAACTTATAAATATGATGGTGCCAACTGGAATTATTCTTTTATATCGACGGGTAATAATAATAATGCAGCTATCAATTCCGATGGAACTAAAATGGTTATATCTAGTGGATCCAGCGCCTACTTTTACGAATACATTAGCATTAGTAGTTCGTGGACATTAACTCATACATTTTCCCTATCATCACCCTCGGCACTGGCTGTGGATATAAATGATGTAGGGGATACAGTTATAATTGGTGGTATAACAACACACATATTAAAATATGTTGATAGTTCGTGGACTATATTAAAGGAACTACAACCCAACGATTCTTATAATGGATATCACGGGTATGGAAATTTGGTGAGTGTGGATAGTTCGGGTGAATGGCACACAGTCGCAGAACATCCATTTTATGCTTATACTCCAGACGGGATAGGTGGTTTGGATCTATCTTATACTAGTACATATGAAGGAATAGAAGTTGCAAGAGTACAAACTAAGTCTAATTACGCAGAACAGTTGGGTCGCCATATCATCAAAAGTGCTACTATGTTTGTTGATGAAATCGAGATTGAAAAGATACACGATGATTGGGGAATGATTTACGATGAGTTATATTTAGAAATGTCTGAAAAAATTTCAAATCGGTTCTTGGTAAATAGAGGATTAGGTTACGATGACACATCACTGTATGAAAATTATGCAAGTTACGAGACGGAACTTATGATTCCACTTCATTTTTTCTTTTCTAGAAAGTTTTCCAGTGATGAATATTCATCAAATCAACCCAATCGTCCATATTTTCCAGTGTGTGCGGCACATAAACAAAAAATAACATTTGAATTTGAGTTTCACAAACAGTCATTTTTTACAAATAACAATGGAATACTTTCATTACCCGAATTTAAACTTATTACCGAAGAAATGACAGTATCTAAGGAGGAACAAAAATATTTAATGAGCGAACCCCAAACTTTAATAACAGATTTAGTTAGAAAGCATCCATCAGCTGAAGGTACATCGTATATAAGAACAAATTTAGTACCTAACATACCAGTAAAATGCTTTCATTGGTTCCTAAGAAATGTAGAATTTGAAAATGAGGATACAGTTAATGGAGATCTAACGAGTAATAAAACCCTGTATTTCCAGAATCGTTTCAATTTTTCGACTTTGCCCTACTTTGACGAGATTGATACATTTTATAATTCAGTCGTGAAAAAGGCCGACTTGTTTATAAATGGAGAAAAATTACCAAATGTAACAGAGACAAATCACACATACTTTAAATATCTTGTACCATTTAGAAATCGATTGGCTAGACCTTATAAAAATATTTACACATATAGTTTCTCGATGAATCCGATTAATGTGGAACCATCGGGGAACTTGGATTTTAGTCAAATACAATCTGATAAGACAAATATAGATGTCTATCTAAATGACCCAACTAAACCCTACTCACTGCATATGTACTATACAGGGTATCAAACGTTTAAATTTGATAGAGGATTTATGACAGTTGCTTATTAAATAATGATGATCTATGATCACTGATATAGTCAATAATATTGTTCTTAATACACCATTTGATGAAATTCAACTGCGCCAAAGTCGTATGGATTTCATGAGATGTACCCGGAACTATATAGGCAAATTTTTGTGACCTACAAAAAGGATCAAATAATTTTTTACTGTATCCATCTAGACTGGATTTGTATGCACAATGCACAGTGAAAAGCTTACCATCCCTAGTTTTGTATGATGTGTTATTCTTTTTTGCATAGTTGGTAATAAACCACTCCAAATTACGAAGCGATATACCACTCGATTTATCTAAAATGTTTAATAATTTAGTTCGGTTATCTTCTGTTGTGTAGAAATTGTTTATTGATGTTAGTAGAATACCGCTTTTACTCATTACCAATCATACTACCCAAATCTATAAGCCCGTTTGACATTTCACAACCCGGACAACCTCTCACGTACATTTTATCAGGTCCATGATTGTGACTATTTGTTCGTTTGATATGTGAAGGGTGTAATCGATTTACTTGATCATGATGATGTTTGCAATATCCATTATGAACACCCTTGAACGTACATCGTTTCCCATCTGTCTTGGTTCCCCTACAGATTGTTCCAGAAACTGTATCTGGTATGTCCTTCAGTAGGAGATCGAGTGATATCCCATGTTTTTTAGATATAACTGTTACATATTCATTCATCATGGTCACGAGGCGTTGATTGAGTTCTTCATCAACTATATCCATAATTTTGTCGTATAGACTCATGTCTTATTATTACCTTGCTCGTATTTTTTAAATACGTCTTCAATCGATTCACCCCGAGAAGCTTCTTTAATCCTCTCTCTGAGTTCTGCAACTTTACCAGATTCGTCGAGACCTAATTTTTTACACTCCTCTATAAGTTGATCCTTCTTCATACCACTAAGAGCAGGACCAGTCTTTTTCTTTTTTGGTTTATGCTGTTCTATAATCTCACCAAAAATTTCTTGTTTAGGGTTTTCGAATAAGGGATCCAATAAATCACATACTGGATTTAAGAACTTATTTTCGAAATAATACAAGTAATCTATCGGTATGTTATTCTCCTCCACCCACTTTGGATCCTCTGATTTTTCAAATGCCTTTGCTTTAGGATCGTCTGTTTTAGTGAGGATATATGGTACACGATCACCGGATTGAGGTTCTGAACCAGGTTTTCGCTCCCGCATTTTTACCACCACTTGTACATGAGATTGATTGATATTTACACTTTCAGGGCTTGTTATAGATACAGACTCACCCTTTACTTTGTACGTGTCCGATAACGACTGACTCAAAATTAACTTATCATTCGATACGTCACCGGAGAGGAGTTCAATGGCTCGTTCCTTCGCCAATTCCATAGGAGGACCTGTATCTGGGGCGTTAAGAACAACATCGAGGAGTTCCTTACACACTTCCCTCACATGGGGTGTATTGTCACGGCGAACAACTTGGAGACCCTTAATATCTATATAATCCATATGCATTTGATCATCCTTCCCCTTTGTCCATAGTTTAGCCGCATAACGCTTTTTAGAGTACAGGAAGTAGGGCCAATAAACCTTCTCAAGTTCCAAATTGTTGGGCTTCTTGAACAGAGTGCTACATTCTTCTGCGGCGCGTTCCCCAAGTTCCCAACTATATTCTATGGCTTCTATACCCGTACGACCACCAACATCAAACTCAACCATGACTGAATCAGTGTCACCGTATCTAACCTTGGCACCAGGAAAATTAGACTCTACATAGTTCTTAGTCTCTTCAATCATACCTCGACCCCTACATGTTGTTGTAGAAGCAATGGGCACACATGGGAGAATACCCTTACCCGCCCCCGTAAAACCATATACAGAATTCATCGAGATCTTATAGGCTAATTGCTTACCATTATAAACCTCTTTCATCGAACCCGTGGCTGCCGCCATATCACGTTTGGCCTTTTTACGAAATTGTTTAAGCTCCAAAAGAATAGCCGGTAGAAGACTTGGAACTCCCTGTGCAAATTTGTACACCTTTTCACCAATCTTGAATGTTTCATATGTAATACCCGGTACGTTACCGTATCGCCTTTCATCCATTACGAAAGTGGAGTAGCAGAGATTGTGTGCCATCATGATACTAGGATACAGTGCTTCGAAGTCTAGAGCAGTAATAGGTGTATAGTATGCACCCTTTTGTGCATCTAGGACGGTTGCGCCTTCATAGTTTTCTTCTGGGAGTGCTCCATATTTGATTGTTGGTACCATATACCCAAGCTCGCGGGCTTTCTTAGTGAGCTGACTGAATACTTTTATTTGTTGTCCTCTCTCCACGAGAAAACAGAGGGGTACCCATGTAGCCTTGGCCATCTCGAGTAAATTTAACAATGTGCATAGCTTCTTCAGTAGTCTGTGAGGTAGAAGAGTATCCTTGATACAATATTCAGCTACTTCACCTAATTTTACTGGATCTTCTTCCCTAAAGCGAGCAAACATCTCCTTTGGTGTCATGTCAATCTTTTGATCTCCCAAGTACAGTTTAGAAACTTCATTCAGTTTATATGAGTCTAGTTTGTAACCCTTCTTCACCTCATGAAAGAGATCAAAAATAAATCGACCAGACATGGGGAGTAGTTTTAGAAAGTTATCACCCAACGCACTTGAACTCAACTTCTTCATCACAAGTTCGCTCGGTGTATCCTTAAACTTACCCATGTTGAAGAATTCTGGATCACAACCAGTATATTGAGCACGTTTATAAATGTATTGAAGATCGAAACCAAAAATATTCCAACCAGTAATAATGTCAATATCATTTACATGTAAATATTTTTGAAAGGCTTCGAGCATTCCCCTCTCAGTATCAAAACTTACAACGTCAGGACCTTCGGTTTTCTTGTAACAGAGACATGTTTTTTTATATGGTTGATCACTACCAAACTTACACAAAGATACAGCAATCTGAAAACATGCATCACCAGGAATATCAGCATCAGGGAACTTCCCAGTAGAACTATTACATTCAATATCTACAGATGCTACCACAAATGGTGCTATGTCATCACGATTTACCGGTTTAAGGGTCGTCCAATCGTTACACCATAGATCAATATCAACATGTGCGAGATACGAGCGAACACAGTCATCTCCGGTATCAAGCCAACCTGTTGATTGAATTCCTGTTCTATGCATCAATCTCAGGACAGGGTCTATATTTGATTCATATACATGGAATCGTCTATATTTATTATTATACGCAAACACCGAATTTACTTTTCGTCGGTCTAAAAGAGTTTTAAAATTTAATCGCATGTAAGCAAACTTTTCGTTATTTTGAAAACCCCATACATCCTTCTTCTCAACTATACTGTAACTGGTAACATGGTCAGGCTTAAGTTCATTGAGTTCATTGAAAAGGAGTCGGACATCTCTTTCAACTGTGCCTCTGGGTAACTTTACAAAAAAATAAGGTTCAAATGTAGTTGTAAGACAGACGGATTTACCATCTTCGGTCTTACCCAAAATACTGACCAAGTGTTCTTCATCAACATCCCTCGCTTCCCAAGTCAGAGCCTGAAAAACTACCATGTGTTTATAACTATCCGAATTTTTAATATCATTTATTAATAAATGTCTGCTGCTTTAATTGACCTCGTATCGGTAGGTGCCCAGGATGTCTACATCACTGGTAGCCCCCAGGTCAGCTTCTTTCGTCAGAACTATAAAAGGTACACTAACTTCGCTATGAAGCCAGAGAGGATGGATTATATCGGATCCTTTGGTGCTAACAACGAGGTGACCATCCCTATTCGTTCCAAGGGTGATCTCATGAGTTACATATGGATTGAGGCTGATGGTATAGCCGGTGTCGGAGATAATGTAACCGGTCTCTATTCTAATAACGCTTCCAGCCCCACTGAATTCTCTCTTTGGATTGGTGGTCAGAAGGTTTCCCAGCTTGATTCTCTTTACATTCAAGGCGTTCACAATACTCTCATGAGGGATTCTTGTGCCAAGGCAAGTTTCGCGGTTACCACTAATACTCGTAAGGGTAACCACTCTGGTAACTACTACATGATTCCTTTCTTCTTTGGTGAGGATTATACTAAATCACTTCCTTTAGTGGCTATGCAGTATCACGATGTAGAAATCAGGGTTAAGTGCCGTGACGGCTTTACTCCCAGCACCACTCCCAAGGTTTGGGGTAACTACATATACGTAGACACAGATGAGCGTAAATTCTTCACTGAGACCGAGCATGAAATTCTATTCACACAAACCCAATACCAGCTCGCTACTAAGACAGATACCGATATCGATTTGACTTATTTCAACCATCCTGTTAAGTCTATTCACCTTGTATCTGGTAAGGCGACTGATTCGGACTACACGAATGAGTACAAGTTCGATACCTCTACTTTATACATTAATGGTACTCCCCTCTTTGAAAACACAACTCACGTCTATCATCACGATGTAGTTGCTGAGATGCACTGTACCGATCTTCCCGATGATGCTATCGATAACGTTCCCACTTACACTTGGCCTTTCTGTTTGACTATGAGCAAGTCTCAACCAACTGGTGCACTTAACTTCAGTCGTATTGATACCGCTAAACTTTCTCTCACTAACCCCACAGGTGGTAACCAACTTCATCGCGTTTACGGTGTCAACTATAACATTCTCAGAGTGAAGAATGGTATGGCAGGCGTCGCATTTGGTAATTAATTCCAGTTATCAATTAATGACTTTGTTTTCTCATACATTCGTTTTCCATAAAACGTTTTATCTTTCATATCATCCCAAATCGTAAGTCGGTTCTCGAGGAAATTCTTGAACTTTTCCGGGTTACGATTAGACTTGTATCGAATCTTCTCACCATCTAGTACCTTTTTCATAACAGCTTTCTTCTTTTCCATGTACATGGAAAATCTCCCGTCAGGTGAGAGACGAGAAGTTGTCTCTTCATTTTTCTTCGCAGGTGCCATTTGTATTAGAGTTACCTAAACCTTTATGCCAGTTTGTTTTAGACGCACTAATCGCTCAACCTCGCGTTTCATAAATATAGTGAGTTCTACTAATTCGCCGGTTAATTTCACTTTACCAGCTTGACGAACCCATATAACGTGTTCTACTTTAGTCATATCCACACATGACATTTTCGTGTTTGGTGCTTGACTGTGATGAACCGCTAAAACCATAGCATCCTTTTTAATCTCTTTAGGTATCTCAGGTCCATCGTAACATGCAATAACATGTGCTCCAGAACATCCTGCAACATGGAACCACCAATGATGTGGAGCACTTGACAAAGTTAATTGATCATTTTCTTTCGCATTTTCACCAACTTTTATAAGCGTGCCATCATGAGATGTGTATTGAATCATATAATAATAAAAACTGTTTTCCTTATATAGAATGCACGTCGTCGTTCAGCCTAGCCCTTCTGTAACACATAAACTTAGAGTAACTTTACCTAATAAAAGATCGATAGATTTTGGTGAAAGGGGTGTACAGCATTACATTGACCACGGAAACCCACGACTTATGCGAGCACATCTCATTAGGAAAGGAGCAATCATTCCTAAGGAGCTGCGAATAGAGCGGGATTCGTATGAGATTCATAGAGAAATGATGAAAATTAACAAAAGCACTAAAGAAGATTGGGATGACTATTTTAGAGCTGAATATTGGGAACGTTGGTTACTTTGGACTTACCCGACTGTAAATCATGCAAAATTGTATATGACTATGAGGCATGGTATGCTTTTTATGCCAACCCCAGAAGATCTTTGGTTCTGTAAAGATTTTGATTTATAATCTTATATAAAATTAGAATGGATTGTGGTGTTAATACCATAGAAACGCAAGACGAAACAGGTGCTACCAGAGGTGTTGAAATTATACCAGAAGGATGTCATCCTGTCAGTGAAGATATATGCAAATCTGGATTCATGGCACCAGCTGACAATGTCTCCTTCCCTGAAAATTCTCTTCAACAGTGTTGTAAATGTAAAGTGGGTGAGAATTGCCCCCTTTGTGAAGACCCAGCAGCTTGCACTGATAGAGAGAAACAAGATTTCATTGCAAGTGAAAACTGCTTCGGAACTGCGAGTGGTAGCACAGATGATGATGAGGAAGAGGAGGAGGAAGAGGAGGAGGAGGAAGAGGAGGAGGAGGAGGAAGAGGAGGAGGAGGAGGAAGAGGAAGAGTCCTCCGGTGAGATCAATATTTATTACATCATAGGAGCTATGTCATTTACTCTCATAGTTGTATTTATGATGATTTTACTTTCCCGTCAGAGATAATTTACTTCCCCGTAGATCCAAAACCCCTATCTGCCCGGAGTGTCTCTTCGAGAAGACCAATTTCCTTAATCATAGGCGTTTCGCAACGTTCAAGAATAAGTTGAGCAATACGATCACCCTTCTTGATTTCAAAGTTTTCCACACCATGATTGAATAGGACAACCTTGACTTCACCGGTATAATCGGGATCAATAACACCCGCACCAACGTTAATACAGTGCTTTACAGCTAAACCAGAACGAGGAGCTACACGACCATATACACCATCTGGTAGGGACAAAGCAATTCCAGTACCAACTAAAGCTCTCCCTGCTTGACACGGTACAGTCGCATCTTCGGAGCTATATAAATCATATCCCACAGCACCATCAGAACCACGAGTAGGCAAACGAGCATCAAACGAAAGCTTTTTAACGCCCAGAGGCATCTGTATTTTACTGGACTATATCCCTTAAGTGTATTTCGTTCCACCCCTGAGTCTTAGAACTAGGTGTAAGGTTGATTCCTTTTGAACATTGTAATCTGCGAGAGTGCGTCCATCTTCGAGTTGTTTGCCAGCAAAAATAAGTCGTTGTTGATCGGGTGGAATACCCTCCTTATCTTGAATCTTAGCTTTAATGTTATCGATCGTATCTGAAGATTCAACCTCTAGGGTTATAGTTTTTCCGGTGAGCGTCTTTATGAATATCTGCATACTATTATTATTCTAGATTATTTTCTTAAAGTTCTTTGAAAAAGTGAGCGCACATATTCCACAACTGAACACGTTTATAAATAATTGACATCCAAGGACGTGAATTCTAGACCATATCGTGTAATTATGGGATAAAAACCACACAAGAAAAGATAGAAATGTTTCGTAATATACACGAATAAACAGATTCGATACGAGATACAAATTATTCATAAAGTCACTTTTAGGTAAAAGTCTGCGTAAAATAAGAATCGTTGTATCAATCTCCACGAGTGACACGAGTGATGTTAAACGCGACTCTGTAGGATTTAAAAGGGGTCTGAGAAGATAAATGAGAGTCACGATATGGTGTAATATTATAAGTTTTCGATATGATTTTATTATTTTGGGTTGTAGATATATCCATATGAGATCATAAAGTATATGAAATGTAAGAGCATATGTTAAAAACATTGGATACACGACACATCCAAAAAATACTTCCGCTAGTGTCAATGTAGAATAAGGAACTAGAAAAGTAACTGTAACCACATCATGAATACGGGCAGCGTTCATGATATAGACGTGTTTCATTCTTTTAATAATGATGCACTCAAAGGGTTTCGAACCCCTGACCTCAAGCTTACTAAGCTTGCGCTCTACCCCTGAGCTATGAGTGCGGAATGCTGAGAGCGGGGTTCGAACCCGCGAGGTGAAAACACCAGACGTTCTTAAGACGCCCTCCTTAGACCACTCGGACATCTCAGCACATCTATTCTACGAGTTAAATCTTTAAGTGTTTAGATGGTGGTTCAAATGCTAGTTTTCCTTGGGTTCTTCTCTTTTCATTTCAACCCCTATACAATTGTGAATACCACATTTCTTCTTACAAAGATGACACGGTATTTTACTATAATTAGGATAAAGATTTTAAGCATTTTTCGTATAGTAATGTCCCTCACCCTCGCCGTCGCAAAACCCGTCACCGGAGAATACAGGCGTCTCAAGAAGACCCTCAAAAATTCAACCGCTGGATACGGTACAGCACTCGCTACGTCTTATTTTATCACACAAGGGGCAGACCAAGGTGTATCTGCAGTCCTAGGAGCTTTGGCGTCTTATGCGTATGTCTCTCTTCTCTCCGATAGAGTTGATAACCTCGAAACGGCAACATTTCAAAAGGAGTTTTTGGCACCGTTGAGTGCCGCCGCTTTTGAAGTGTCATGGAATAACGCCCCATTTGCATTTGATTTCGATTATGGAGCCACCTTCGTAGGATTCTTAGCGTATAAATTTGCACTCACGACAGTTTTATATGAGACTGTAAGAAATATGATGATTGAAGACAGTGTATCTACATATGACACTACCGAGAAGATATATAATGATCTTAGCGAAAACGAGGTGAATATTGATTGAAAGTGGAATTTACATGACAACGCGATAAGCAGGGGCATTTAACCTAGAAAGTTCGCGAGCCACTTTGACGATGCGACGAGGAGACATGGCTCCCACACCAACGCGGTTTGCTAACTTCATCTTGGCATTCCTCTGGAGACCCTTCATCGCCATAATACGCTTAATAGCCTCATCCTTGGTGAGAGGTTGAGCTTTCTTGGAAGGTTTTTCGTTAAGTTCCCGGAGTTTTTTGATGTTTGAATTTGTTGTCACCATACCTTTCATGAAGTTGGTGACCGCCTTCTTTTTGAGAGCAGCCTTCATAGAGGGTGTAAGTGCCTTCTTCTTCTTAGCGGCAGCACGCTTCTTAGCCGCCTCGGGGTACAGTTTGGCGAGGGGAACGTTATTCTGATTGGCGAGAATTTTCTTTACCTCCTCTCGCGAAACTCGCTCAGCCTTCTGAATTTTCTTCTTTAAACTTCCACACAATTCACTGACAGTCTTCTTATTAGGGGTGGATATACCATAGTCCTTGGCAACCTTCACTACTTCAGCCTTCTTGTGGAGACGGCACTTCTTACGACCAAACTTGAGATCACCCGCCTTGTCGACATTTAATACATACGAAACCATTGTTTATTTATTACAAAGAAAATATCTACGATACCACTTCCAACTGGCTAGAGCACTAGCCTTCCCCGAGAAGGCCGCCATTCTACGTTGAGTCCTCAACTCATCTTCATCTACTCCATCTGGGGGGTACACAGGCATTCCGAGGAGTAGATCTAAATGCATCTGGGCATCCTCGTCACCCTCAGCACTCTCAAGCTCGATGATTTTGGCTCTCATCGCAGCGAAAGCGGTCGCCACCCGTTCCCTTTTCAGTTCGCGAGGTAAAACGGTGCTCCAAATGACACGCTGCACATCGGGGCAAAGCGACTGTGTAGCCTGACAAAACGCGACACGGAAATCAACAGACATTTTTAGTTATTTATTAAAATTTCTATGTTTTACTTAGGTTCTAGAAAGTTCCTCGATTCTCTGCATAGTTCCAGTTTTCAAAAATTCGTCAATCTTTGCACAAATGGAAGGACCAAAGCCCTTAATTTTCTTGACTTGATCACTGGAGGTGACCTCAAAGTTGAGATCACGGAGCTTTTCTTCGGCACTCCAGTAGGCTTCAGACTTGTAGTGATCATCTTCCAAGTTGCCGAGCTTTATGAAGCAATCCGCGAGATCGCAGTTCCTATTCTCACAGAAGAAATCGTCGATTTTACTGGCAATAGACTTACCAATTCCTTGAAGTTTCATGGCTTCTTTACCATTTGTAATCTTGTAGGGGAGATTGTAAATCTTGGAAGCCGCTCGGACATACGCCTGACGCTTATAACCATCTTTCTCAGAGCCAGCTACATTCATGAGCATCGTGTAGATGTCATGATTGTAGGAAATACAGTAGTCATCCGACTCACAATCATTAGAGGCAACAGACTCTGCATCAGATTCAGTTGATGCGATGGACTCCTCGTAGTCCGAATCACGATCTTCAAGAAAATCGTCAATCTTGGAGGCAATGGACTTACCGATACCATTGAGGTGTAGAAGACTTTCACCACTGAGAACCTCGTAAGGAAGATCGGCAACAACCTCAGCAGCTCGTCGGTAGGCGACGGTCTTGAAGTATTCATCCACACATTCTGCGAGAGTAAGTAGATACTCTGCAATGTCGGTGTTCTTTTCATTGACAACCTTGATAGTCTTATCAGTGACACGAGAAGTTGTATCATAGAGAGAAAGCTTCTCTAAAGCTGTGACCCTTTCATCGTGAGCTTCTTGGAGGAGTGTCTTCAGTTGTTCAATCTTGGTGCGAGACTCGTCGTTGAGCTTTTCGAGCTTGAGGATGTAATCAGTAATGGACATAGCGTTCATGATGAATGTAGTAGAATGGTATTTGAAGTAGATAGGTTCCACTTAGGTGTTTAAAGATAAGAAACTCTCGAAAAATAGGAATGTTAGCTCTAGCTAAACCTATGCATGTACAACGCACACGTGTCGTGTTATCAAGTAATAAAAAACAACCACGAAAACATATTCGCAATGTAAAAATTCATTCTGCTCTCCCTGATCAGGATTTAATCAACTACAGCCTCTTCCAACTCACTTCGTGGGTTATGCCGATGACCATCGCGGGTCGTCTACTCAAGATGGAGTACAAAGAGATCGGGGTCGGCCTCGTTGCATTGGGAGTAGCCAAAACTCTTTTAGAATCACAATATTAAAGATAATACGCTTCAACCAATAAAATGATCTTATCACTCACACGAATGCATTTTATACGTCCACGTGTAACGACCCACGCTAAAAAGGATGATTTTGTCGTACCCACAGAAGCTCCAGGTGAGGGGAGGCGAAAACCACCTTCTTATGATGAGGATGGTGAACCTAAAAGGGTGGAGACAGCGCACCCTATCAAGGAACTTATTAAGAAGATTTTCAAAATTGAGGAAATTGACTATAAGAAGTTTCAGAAAGAAAATAAGTGGGCTATTCGTCCGGGCGAGAAGAAGGATAAAGAATAAATACACTAAATATAAAACATGTCTTTCGCCCTCACCTTCGTTATTCCACCTACACGCAACGTTAAAACTCGGGTATTTACTGACCCAGACCAATATGATACAGAAATCAATTCAGCTCGGGGTATGCATTTTAATAAAACTACCCAGAGGTCTAGATATTCACCACCCATGGATGAAGCCTCTCATCTGATCGACAATCTTCGTACCCCCGTGGGCACTGAACATGTGACGAGGGATGAAGTCATAGATGCACAGAACTTTTGGGCACAATCTATAGTAGACATTTCAACTTCTTTTCTAACAGGTGGAGACTACGTGAGTCTCGCATGTGATCGTGCGGGAGAACTGTATGGATACGATCACTCCAATGTACTCTTCAAACCGACCAAGGCTGCACAGAAACAGTTTCGTCCTACCGCCAACGACGCAATGTCTTATTTTGTGGGTCATGATGCTATAGTCGGTGGTTTCAAAGAAGATCAGGGCTTCGCTATAAACGCTAAAAAGGGTTTCAGTAAAGTTATATTCGACAATCATCAAATCGATTGTCACAACGAAGTAGCACACGCTATGGGAACGTATGAATTTACTTGTGCCACAACTGGTGAAATTTCAGAAGTTGAGTACACTTTTGGTTACAAGCGAAACCCCGATGGTAAGGTTCGTATTTGTCTCCATCACTCATCCATTCCCTACGAATCGAGCAATCCTGTGAAAGAAGCAAGACCATATCACGTAAAACAGAATATTATATTCGATCCCGATCAAGCTGATCCAGAGGCAAATGAACGATACAGTACTATTAAACGAGTATAAAATATATTCGCATTGAACATATATGGAAACTCTACCAATTAGAAGACATTGAAATCGTGGATACCAGAGTTGGCAAAGAAGCCCTCGTGTGAAATCTACATAAAGTAATAATTGTAATTCATATCATGAATATTCGGGCAATTGGTTTGGTTCCCTACATAGTTCATTATCTACGTACGGAATCATTGATAGCTTATATAGTTTTATATAACGGAATACTCTTTCACGTGTTAGCACCCACAAACTTTTTCATCAAGTGGTATGACATACTGTGTAATTTCATACTCATCATGTATGTAAATTTCAATGTTGCGGATTACTACGTATTTATGTGGAGTTGTATCGCATGTACATGTTTCATATGGAATTCTGTATATATCAAACATGAACAGTTGAAATCAATTATTCATATAGTTGGGGTTCAGTTACCATTGTATAGAGCTTTAAAACTCAGTAACTTTTAATATAAAATCTGAATCGAAACCATCTAAACGGATCTTACCCTCATCTACGAGGCGTTTAATGTCCTTACCCACATTTTCTCCATCTTCCCACATTTTCGCAGTTTCTGCGTTGTATGGAATCTCTGGCATGAATGCCATGAGCGTCATCATTTTTTGATTCATTGTGAGGTCTTTACTTTGAAAAAGTTTCTTAAAATGTTCTGGAACGTTCATTACATTCTCCTATACTAATTTCTTTAACTCGACCTTCGGTTCCACTTACAGTATAACACTGGAAATAGAGATTTTAGGGTTTTAAAATATGTATCGAGATACTTCATTTCATTACTCTCCTCATCTGTCAAAGTTTTACGATCGGGTAAAATTCCCAATCCAATACTATTCAAATAATCTACCCGTCTAACAAAATTTACAAAAACACGAAACGAGAGTAAAGTTTCGTCTTTTATGTTTAAAACGCGTATTTCTTCATGTATTCGTTCTAGGTGAACCATCTTGTATTTAACGCAGATCTTTATCAGCCGTGTAGTACGTCTTCCCCTTAGTGGCGAAACTGTGCACCCTAGCGTACCCCCACGCTTGTGGAGAGGCTCCCGGACGATGCCCGGTTCTCCACGCAGCGAGTCCCCTATTGTAGATGGTCTTCACAGTTTTTAGAGGAATGCCAGTAGCCTTCGCAATATCTGGCAACGACTTAACACCTGAGCCGTACCTTTTCCTGAACTTTTGGGTGTAGGAGGAAGTCTTCGTCTTTCTTCCTTCGTCTGTTCTAAACTTGGTGTAGTCCCTCTTGAGCATCTTCTTGTAACGAGTTTCAACCTCCTTGAGAGTCCCAAGCCCCCTGAAGTATTTGAGGGGTGCATAGATTTGACCTTCTGTTCTACGCAGTTGCCCAACTTTTCGAGCAATTTGAGCA